CTTTTAGGGTCTTTTTCACCACCACTTTCTACTTGCCTAACGGCATCAGTAAGTTGCTTCAGAGTATATACATTAGCCATAGTTAATCCTCTATTTTAAAAGCCTTGCCTTGTTGATAGTCTTCATCTACGACTACATCCTGGGGCGGACCTTTCACATCTGGTCCTTTCCTGGCAGCGCCATAGCCTTGACCTGTAGGTCGTCCCAGCAAATCATCAAGATTGGGTGGTCGTTTAATTAATGTGTGTGGTCCATGCATTTCAATCTCCTTACATTAATGTATATTTGTTGGCATCACGAACAAATTTATCACCATGATGTTTCAAATAACCACCATTTTTTGAGAAAAGTTTAGGTAATGGAGAACGCAGGCGTGTACTTTCCCATATAGTAGGATTAGTATGTACTCTCTTAAATTTTTTCTTTCCCTTTTTAGGATCTTTTTCATCTGCTCGTATCAGTACCATTATCTTTCTCCCTATATTTTCTACGATAAAATTCGTAATAAATGTGAAACTCTACTTGTGAGTGATCCACCATGTTTAAGTCTAAGAGAGGGTGGTTTAACTGCTGCTCCCCTTGAATATGTTAATCCAGAAGATTGCTGACCTGTAGGAAGTTGTAAAGGTCCGGGTAATATTGGATTAATAAGTGTTGGTCTAGGCTGTCCAGAATATTCGGGCGTTTTATCTGGTAATAGTTCTGGAGGTAAAAGTGGTTTTATATCTGGAGGAGGAGGAGATGCGATTGGAGGTGGCGGTTCCATCACAGGTGGTTGCGGAGTAGGCATCACAGATGGTGGTCGAGGTGGTATTGGTTCATCTGGATATTCTGGCATCCATTTATCGATATCCGGCATAAGGGGTTTAGAGATAGGCATCACACCCGGCTCACCCAAAAAAGTATGGAATTGCGGAAATTTTTGTTTCTTTTCCGTATCCCATTCTTTTTTCGTTAAGTGCATTCCTCCATCCACAGGTGTCATATCCTTAATGTCATATCCCTTACTTTTTGCATAATCCATAAATTCTTTAGTAAAGCGACCTCCTGACATTGGATGTGCCGATGGGTCTTGAGGATCTTTACCGTAACTACTAAATAAGTCTTCCTTTTCCTTTCTTTGGGCCATTATCATTTCTTCGTATCCTTCAGGCATACCCGAAAAAAGATTAGATAGTCCCCCCAGTATCGTCCCATTTCCAGTACCTAAGTTAGGGCCACCAGTCGGAGGCCAACCTTCAGGAACAAAATTGGGATCACCAAAGAAATCAAACCGAGAACGATTAGGATCTTCAGTCGGATCTAATAAAGAACCTAATCCTCCCCTTCCCGGTTCCCTTGTCTCCTTTTCTCCACCAAAAACAGGAGTACCGGGTTTCCATTTAGCTATTGCTTCATTTCGTCTTCGTAACTCCTCAGGATCAGAAAAAGTATCTCCAAAAGATGCTATATATTGCTGACGTTCCCATTCTTCATCAGACATGTTTGGTGTACGATATGGCTTCATAATTAACTTTTCCTATATCTACTCCCTACTAAGCCTAGCCAAGTTTATCCTTTTTCATTTTTTTCCAAACTAGCCAACCAGCACCACAAACTACAACTATACCTATAATTATTGCCATCCAATGATCCATAATACCACCTCCTATTTCAGGTAATTTCTCTGTAACTGCTGCGACTTTATTTTCCATCTAAGATCTCCTTTTCCTACTCATCTTTTTAAGTGTCTTGGCTAAGTTAGCCTGTCTACGTGTTCGAGGATTCTTGCTCTTGGAAGCTTTTCTTAACTGAGCTGCTGTTATTTTCTTTCCGGGAGGAACTTTAAGTTTTCTTCGTAAAGCTCCGGGCCGTTCGATAGCTTCCTGAATCCACCTCTTCTTACTACTTTTACGTTTACGTTTGGCCGGTGGTTTCATAATCTGTTGCCTTACACTTGATCGGCTAATCATAAAGAGAAGCTACAAGTTTATTACCATCGGTCTGTTTACTGGTAATACGCCTGATTTTACCTTTACCCTTACCCTTACCCCACTTACCGTAAGACTCATCTCGACTAGCTTTAAGCTGTTTCTTGGTACGCTTCTTCTTCACTCTCTGAGCAATCGACTCATCTTTACGATCTTTATAGCCCTGCTTCTTCTTTTTATTTAGTGCTTTACCACCCTTTTTTCTTTCTACTTTTGGAAACAAATCTACCTCTGGTTCTCTACCTTCAGTACGAGGATGTGCTCGTTTAGGAAATGTAGTATGTATAGGACCACCCCCTTGCATGTATTTTTCTCGTTTGGCCTCAGACATTGTACCAGATCGTGCTTCCTCGGCAGGAGATAGACCAACCCGACTCATGCCACCCTGCCTCTTATAGATAACTTTTCCTCCTTTTTTCTTCATAACTTTTCCACCTCCTTTAGCTTCTCTTTTTATATTCTTTTTTCTCGTTGCTTCAGATACAGTCCCTGTTGCTTTTGTTTTACCTTCATGCTTTTCCTCGGCAGGAGATAGACCAACCCGACTCATACCACCGCCATGTTTTCTAGGAGCATCAAGAGGTTTACTTCTTGAACCTAAAAGACCTTTCTCTTGCATACGAGGATGATCTGCAACTTTTCTAGCAGTACGCATGGCTCTTGCTCGTTCGGGACTAGAGAATTGACGTTTTGCGTCGTTGACTAGTCTTAGTATAATGGACTTAAGTCCAGGGGTAGCCATTTCGGGTATATATTCTTGCTCCAGTATTGCGGTATTTCGCCTCATTCGTCTAGCCTTATAAGGATCTTCCTTACCTGTTTTTCTATCAACAACAGTAATTGGTAAACTACCAGTTTTTTTCTTCTTCTTTTTATTAATTACTTTCCCGCCTTTATTTTTTGATTTTGGAAGATCATCTAAAAATCTTTGAAGCGCCTTATCCCTTCTAGTATTTGGAGGGGAAGGTTTCCATCCCTTGGGTCGCCCCACATGAGGTTTTGTAGGTGATCTAATTATAGGTACTTTGTCTTCTTTTATAGGTGGTCTCCCCAACATTTCAGATGGGCCTATTCCTACTCGTCTGGGTGATGTTAAATACTTGTCAATAGAACTCTTTGATTTTGGGTTTGGCTTTTTTGGTTTTCGTCTGGGAGTTGGTACAGATCCAACTTTTTTTCCACCCTTTCTTCGAGTCAATGTCTCTGGAAATTGTGCTTCTCTTGTTTGACCACCCCTAGCACTTACTCCCTTGGGCGCTCCCGTTTTAATTTCTGTTGCTCCTTGATCTTGCAACCATTTTTTTGCAGCTCTAGGATCTTTAAATACTTTCTTTATAGTTTTACCCGTAGTTGGATTCTTTGTTGTAGCTAGCAAAGCTTTAGCCGCTCCTCGTACTACAGTCGTTATAATTCCCAACATTAACTTGCTCCCTGTATTAGTGTGTCTGGACCACCTGCCGGACTTGCTGCCAAGGCCATATCATCTTGTCTGGTTCTGCGAGCTTGATTACGAAGTGTATCTACGGCAACCTGATATTGCTGTTGCCATACTTGAAGAGTATTCCAATCTTTCATATACATAGTAGCCTCAACCATACACCCATAAAAAAGAGCATCATAACAAAATTCACTGAAGTAGTTACTTGTTGTAACACTAGTATCTGTTGCAGATGCTAATGCAAGAGGTCGAGAAGCAGACTGTATTTCAACAGTTATTGCCGAAACTGGGGTAGGTACAATTTTTATACTGGAATTAGTACGTCTTGAATAATATCTGGGTGTTCCTGTGGACGCACTGACAGGCCAGTAATCATTGGCATACTCAATAGTTCTTTGAAGTAAGTTAGTAGCAGTAGTTCCTGTACTTACTTTATAATTTACATTACGAACAACACGCACACGATCATTCAAAGAAACAGTAGCTGCATTCCCTGATGAAACTGAAACAGTGGTATACTCGTCCAATCCAAAATCATCAAGATCCTTGGTTAGACGTAATTCAGTCTTCTCCACAAAATACGGAATCTGGTCCGCAAAAGCACCCACAGAACTGTGTTCTGTTGTATTAATCAGATCCGCTTTTAAATACGAATAAGCGACCATAACTAGCCTACGAAAGCAGTCAGAACACAACCATCTGTAGGACCGGAAACACTAACCACACCATAGACGGGAACACCCATCTCACCCATATAAATATCGGTGGCTTCATTGGCAGCTACCTGAAACTTGATTGCTGTCCCTTCCGCCGTCTTGTTGGTAATTTGTCTCTGTCCTTTAATTGAATACGATCCAGCAGCAGTAGCCAAGGCATGTAGAGCTAGAATACGAGTAGTGCTGGGCGAAGCATTATTACCGCCATTGGCACCTACTGTGGTATCGTCGTCCACAAACGTCAGAACTGCATCACCAGTTGCTATTGCAGCTTTAATATTTGTTGTCATTTATGTTTCCTTTACGTAGTTCTTTTTAATCTACCACCACGCTTGTAAAGTTGGGGTAGTTTTCTTTTAGTTTTTATCTTACCTTTTGGCTTTGCTTTTGATTTTGTGTTTGGCTTTGATGGTTTATCGGGTTTGTATTTTGTTAGCTTTCTTGGCATACCAGCTTTAAGCATGAAAATTTCTCCCTAAAGATAAAGAGAGAGTGGCACTACACCACTCTCCCTACTCTTATTAAGAACCTTGGCTTCCAAAGAAACCACGCCAATCAGAAACACCGAAGCTATAACGCTCCCGTGCCTTAAATCGAAGATTGCCAGTATCAAAATCCGGTTCCATCTTAGTCTGAAGAGGCGAACGATTAAACATCTTGGTACCGTTCGGAACATCAGTCTTGATGAAATAGGAAGTCGTATCAGAGAAACGACGATTGATATGATAACCTTCAGGTAACATACCCATATGACGAGTAGCATTGATTGCATTCGTATTGAAGCCACCAGAAGTAGCACCTGACGCAGCACTGGCTTGAGTAT